TGAACATGGCGCCCTGGAAACCTTGTCTACCAATATTTGGAAAACACTATCCAGGAGTATCTAAGATCTCTACTGATCTAAGGCTCTAATTAGAGCACTTTATAACGTAGAGACGCGATGTTTCGAATATTTTCGAAATACCATTACCGTAGAATTGTCTCCGTGCGATTAATGAATCGTATGGAGGCTTGTATCCTAACGGATCGCGTGTCTTTCTTAAGCAATTGCCTATAGAAGTTGCGGCCAGGTTTCTTGTTTAAGAATCCTGGTTCCACTGGTCCCCTGATATGATTTCAAATTTGAACTATCAGATCAAGACACACGGTCTAAATCATATTAAATAAATTTATCTAACGGCTGTTGGGGCCCTTCTGCCAATCCTAATTTGGAATGGCTAGTGTCCGTCCTAGTATTCTAGGATCGACTCTATAACTAAAATCTTAGTTTAGAAGGGACTATCCAAATATAGCGAACTAATTAGTTCACTTAAAGCCAGGAAGAAAAGACTCCGGAAGGACTATGCGCTTAATTAAGCTTTAGTACATAAGGAGGATTTTCTAGATGACCTTTTCTCTTGGTATGCTGAAATAATTGTTTCAAAACCAAATTCTTATCTCCAAACCTAGGCTATGCTTGGTTGTACTCAATCGAGAGCAACAGGCATCGCTGACTAAGCAATGGAAAACCGTTCATTGGAGAAATTTCTCCGAACTATCACACGAAAGCCAGTTGAACTTAGTTCTTATTGGAACTAGCCAGCTGACTCTCAAACCTAAGATCTTCCTAAATAAGTCTAATTAGACTAGAAATATCTTGAGCTTACTACTCGGCCTGCTTAAAATGTTAAGCTTAACCGTATGAAAATCTCTTCCGGCCCTACCGGCTGTCTTGAGAGCCCCGTTGATTAAGGGGGTTAGACAAATGCAATCGCATTTATCATTCGTACAAAGGTTATAACCTTTACTTACGATCTTAAGACAATGAGGAGGACAGAAGTTCCTAGGCAACGAATTCGTTGCGCGAAAGATCTTCTTGATTACTGTATTTACCAGGTAGAATCCTACCCAGTCCATTACAGGATCGTTCGTGCTTCAGTTGTGCGAGACTAATCGAAAGCGAGAGTAATAACTGTCTCTTCGGTTGTTTACCTAATAATTATGTAGGTAGTCTAACACATTTTTAGCAATATGTATTGGAGACCGGAAGCCAAATCTGGCATGAAGGACTCACGTCATCTGTGGAACTTTCTAACGGAGAATTTAAATCCAAATTGTCCGCTGTTTGAGTTCAACGATGGTGCAGAAATATTTGCACTATCCACAGATCTTGAAGAAGCAACCGACTATGGTAACCCATCAGTCGCTCGCTAGCTTTTCCATAGTCTTATTTAATAAGCATCACGCTAGGAGGAATTCCCCACAGCGTTTTGCCTATTTGCAAAAACAATCTATCTTCGGAAACGGATAGTTCTAATTAGAGGTCTACCGTATCTGAAAGTTCGTGGATGGTTCATGGGTGACCCCATGACTAAAGTTCTTCTCACACTAGCATAGCAATATGCCATGCTAAAGTCACAAACTTTTGGGACTTTTGTGGGAGACGACCTTATAGCCTTATCTTACAGTAGTAAGAGTCTATAGGACCATCTGCAGGTTCTGCGTGATCTTGAATTTAAGATCTCTGAACCTGATACCTTTATAAGCAGCAAGTTCCTTTACTATTGTGAAGAAGGCTCGCTTGTTCCCCATTGTACTCAAGAGATGATATATCCTCTCATGAAACAAGGGTAACCGCTTCCTTATATAGATGTACCGCGTCTAAAGCTCTTGCTTGACACCGGTTCATAAGTTCGTGGAGTCGCTTCA